TCTTTTCTGTCTCAGACCGATACTCGATCATCTTCTCTGTCAGCAAGTAGTTAAGATAATCCTGAGCTCGCTCTGCCTGCTTTGTTTTCTTCTCATCAATCTTGCCAACAATAGCTGTTTTAACCGGGCCGCTTGCTGGAAAGATCTCTTGTATCGATTGAGACTGAAATCTAATAACAGATTCTGTTAGCAGGGGGTGGAACACACCGCAAGCCCCATCCCAAGGCTGAGTTCTTTCTTCGTGCTTGAGACCTAACAGATCCAAGCCTTTAACATATGACCGCTCCCAGTCCGCTCGGCTTTCCTTGTCTGCCCGGAACGAGCTAACAAGATCAAGACATATGCCCATAAGGTCTGTCTCGTCAATAAAGTCCGCTAGGTTTGCATCGTGATCATCGGAAGACTCATTCTCTAAGCTGTCTCCAAAATCAATAAGAACGCCGCCATCCTCGGTTTCAATCGAAACCGCTTCTGGATTGACAACCTCTATCTCTAGAGCTGCTTCGTCTTGGTCTTCGATCTCTGTCCGCAAGGGACGGTCAATAGCCATTATCCGTTCCTAGTGAAGTTTTGCTTTCTTGCTGCGCCAGAGCCTCTAACAACTCCGCCTTTTGCCATACCCTTGGTGCCCATTACCTTGCCGCCCTTGGCCATGCCTTTTGATGACATCATCTTGCCACCCTTGGCCATACCCTTAGACCCCATCACCTTTCCGCCACGGAAGTAACCTTTGGTTGTAGGGACTTTTCCACCCTTGGCCATTTTGCCCTGTCCATCCGCAGCAAAGAATGGAACTTCTTTTCCATCCTTTTCCACCATCTTCATTTTGCCGCCAGCTTTGTAGCCTTTGGTCTTACCGCCAGCCATATAGCCTTTACTCTTCATCTTCATTTGAATCTCCTGCATATAGATTATCAAAAACCTGATTCACATCTAATGTGTAATCTAGGTCTGACTTGCTGTAATGAGTGTGTTGAGAAGGCCTAAAGTCTGGCGCTCCCTCCCCGGTTTCAAACCATGCTGGATGTGTAACCCTAACACGGTTGTTTGGAAGGGCAACAATATTTCCCGTCCAAGGGCCAGCATCAAGAAGCTCCAAAACATGACTTTGCTTGTGTTGAGCCGGATCATCTGCTATTTCGCTTTCTGCGTAATCTACCGTGAAGTAATACTTTGCCGGGTAGAAGTTGCCGTCTATTTTAGCAAGCCAAGGGCACGGTGTCGCCCTATCAATCTTGTAGACTGCATGGTGATGCGAGCTGCAATCCCAAGGCTGCGCCGCCCAAACTGACATAGGTTCCGGCCACTCATCAAACGGCGTATCAGCTACCAATGCTGTGATTGGCATTCTTGCCCACATAGCCCCGCCATGAACATTAGGTTCATCGCTGTCGTATGTCTCTGCCCCAGTGAATATCACCTGAAAGCTCAAGCAGCGGTTTGGCATTGTTGTTACCGCAACCGCAATCGCATGGATAAACTCACCATGATATTTACTGTGGTTGTGGGTGTATTCTTTTCTAACCCAGCACTTGAAGTGCGGGATGTTACTTTGCAAGTAGGCCATTAGTAGTATTCTGCTTTTTTGCCGTAAAACGGTTCTTCATCCTCATCGGACTCCAGCTTTAGGAATCCGCCCTGTCTAAACCGTAACAATGCTTGGGTCGATGAGTCAACTAAGTCATCATGCTCCCCGGCGGGGAATGATGCAAACTCCTCGATAACTTCTTCTGCAAATCGCATCTTTGGTGCCCACACATTGCCAGACGCAAACAAATCGGCAACCGCGTTAACCCTTGCGATCTTATCGTTGCCACGCGAGGGGGTGTACTCTGACACCGGAATACCCATCGCTCTAAGCTCAAAGATCAACGGCATACCCGCCGCCTTTGCTTCCACAATAAACGCATCGGGCTGCCAATCTACCCAGAACTCATATGCTTTCTTTTTAAGCTCTGGAAACTCTAGTCGTTCCTTGTGTGCGTCCAGCAGGATAATGTTTGCCTGTAGGGTGCCAGTATCATCTGGTGCGTAGAAAACGCCCCATGTTGTACATGCAGAGAAGTCAGCTCTCTGTGTTTTTAGGAACGCGGTATCCCATGACTGGATAATAAACTCACAAGCCGGGGGTGTGTTCGACTCCCATTCCTTCCACCATTCCCTTTTAACCAGAGCGCCCTCTTCTGAGGTTGGGTTCTGCTGGTACTGGGCGTTCCATTTAGGAGAGGGAAGTTCGTTCCTTAATGCAAGCAATTCTTCTTTTGGCCAGAACTCAGGCCACAGGGGTTCATCTGATGGCATCAATGCCGGGAACTCGATGACCTCCCATTCATCCGATCCTCTTCTTTGGAGGGATGATTTTAATATCTGCCCGGTAAGATCTCTTTTGTGCCATCGGGTCATAACCACAATGATAGCGCCACCGGGTTGTAAACGCTGTCGGGGTCCAGAGGTATACCATTCATATACCCTATCAAACACACCGGGGTCTGCGCTTTGACCCTCTTGCTCTGAATGAGGGTCATCAATAATGAGCAGGTCAGCACCTTTACCTGTTACAGCACCACCAACACCAATCGCAAAGTATTCACCGTTCTTGTTGGTACTCCACCGACCCGCTGCTTTCGAGTCAGACCGCAATGCCAGATCAGGGAATATGTCCTTGTAATCATCACTGTCTACAAGGTTACGAACCTTTCTGCCGAACCCAACAGATAACTCAGCGGTGTGTGCCGTTTGAATAATCTTCTTCTGTGGGTAGTTGCCAAGAAACCAAGCGGGCAACAAGAATGACGCAAACTCGGACTTGGTATGACGAGGCGGCATGTTAATAATTAATCGCCGCAACTCTCCCTTGGCAACTCGCTCAAAAGCATCAGCCATTATCGCGTGATGTCTTCCACCAATAAACGCAGGCCAAACCAAGTTAACAAAACCCATGAAGTCTTTCCGAGCAAGTTCTTTCTTCTCGGCTTCTTCAAGTTCTTCGATTAGGGTTAGTATCTCCGCCTGCTCTTCTACAGGCAAAGACTTAATGTTCTTTAGAAGTTTAGGATCGATCCTGTCTAAAACAGGCATAGGATTACCTTTTAATTTTCCTTCCTAGGTACTAGGAATATTCCTAGTAACTAGGAATTCTTCTGGTTACTAGAAGGTTACCTAGCTACTTTATGCTCTCCTATCCCCCCTCTTAAAGGGGGGCTAGGAATACACTTCTCTAGGTATTCCTAGACTAGGAATATTCCTAGGTATAGATACAGGCATGATTATAACTTTATGAGCCTATTGACAAATTGTCAATAGCAAATAGGAATTTTTTTAAAAATTTTTTGTAAGCCTATGATTCCTTGGCAATTTCCTAGGAAAAAAGGGGATTACATCAAATGTGTTACTGCGAAAAATTACCAGAAAAAGTCGAAATTTTTAGAAAATTATATGGGGCACTAGGATTCCTAGGCTTATTCCTAGGAATAAAGGGTAAACAACTGATAGGTGATAGTGGGCAATTATTGAAAGTAGCCTAATTATTTGAGCGTTTCATTATGTATATAGATATACAGGCGGGCGGTGCGATCAGGGGGGGTGGGGGTACACACCAGCATGGGCGGCACTCCCCGCGAATGTGGGGAACGTCTGCGCTAGTGGATCGAGCCACCTGCGTCTGCGTCATCCAATGCGTTCTGCGTGTCAGCAGTCGCACCTAACAGCGCACCCAGCCTCGACTCTATCTCAGCCGCCACTGCACTCGAATCGCGCTCTTTTGTGGTTACGCTGATGTCTGTCGTGAATAGCCCTGATGCCTTGCCTAGCAACTCAGCGGCTCGCAGTCTGTTGCTGTCTGCCTCCTCGGTGCCCTCGAGCCATGCCCGAAGTCGATTCAGGACTTTGTCTCTGTCAGTAAGCACAGAAGCTACCACAGCCCTCTCTCTAGCCTTTATCAGCGCCTCTACCCTCGATCTAATCTCAACCTTTGCCATCACCCTAGATGCTAGTGTGTGAATACTTGCCGCAGTGGTTCCCTTTTTCGGATTGTATGCTTCACGGTACGCATCTGCCTGAGTCATGCCCTGCGCCACGCATCGAGCGAAATGCGCCTGTTTTGGTGTGAGTTGATTTGCCATTGGTGTCACCTCTTGTCTTGACTGTTGAGGGGTATGCTACCGATATATACGATTAAGTTCTAACCGTTATCATTTATATGCTATTTGGTTACATACCTCTGAGAGGCTCTCAAACGCGTTCTAAGCGATTTTAGACTTACCCTATGCCCTAGCCTTGGTTGCTATGAGATCGTTTAACCTGAGCGTTTTGCTGTATGTATGTACAGTGGTTTTGGGCTGTTTTCCTACGCATATAGATGAAGGGAGACTTTTTGGCAGTGATTAAAAATAAACAGCTATTAGATGTTTGCAATTAGATATTAGATGCCTTATAGTCGAGACTCCCCTTTGGGGGGCGCGACGGGGAGCGCATCCCGCCTGACCGAACGGACTCGGTTGGACTCTTACCCATGACGGGTGACCGCGAAGCACTGTATTGCAGGTGCTCGAGCGTAGGACGCGAGCGGGTGAGAACTGAACGGCTCAGGATACAGTCGGGATCGCGGACTTGATCGAATGCGAGATATCAGCGGGGGAACAACCCCGCGACTTTGTAGGTCTGCCACTGCATCGGTGGCACTGACGAGGGCACAAGCCCGAAACCTACTACTTGGAGATTAATATGAGCAAAGTTATTCAGCCATCACGCACACAGGTATTTCCGAAAAAGAGCCTGCAAGATGTTCTCAGGCAGGCACGACAAGGCGGCTACGATGTCGTCAAGGGCAACGGCAGTTATGAGATCTATGCTGATAACAATCGAGAGGAACTAGTACTGCGAGCCTTGATCGGTAATGCCGGATACCTTGTTACCTACACTGAAGAATTACTCGGGGCGTAAGCCCCTTTACAATACTTGGAGGGATTCACTATGAAAACAATCGAACAGCTAGAAGTTGAACTCTTAATGCTCAAGCAAAAAATCACTGAGCAGGCATTGGTGCTAGACGATCTCAGAACCGCAAAGGGCAAACTGATGACTCGCATAGCGACCGCCAAATCCATTGCACAGCGTGATGCCGAGCGCAGAGAGCGCAACGCCCTGAGCGCCACCCGTAGACGGGCACAGCGACTGGCTTGGAAGTATGACATCAAGTGGGAAGATGACAGCTACTACGATGGTAATGATTATTGTCTGACCCACTACTTCCCACAGCCTGAGTGGCTCGAAGGTGATGACCCGCTCGAGGACGGGCATTACTCGTACAACTGGGATGACACGCTTTGGCTCGTTGAATTCTATGCGAAGCACCACCCCGATCACCCTGATCATGAGAGCCGCGAATACCTTGAGATCGCGCCCCATTGCTAAGTCGAAACCGCTCGGGAGGGCGGTCTGCGAGCGGGTGGTTCCTGCCGCACTGATGAGACAAACCACACGACCTTGGAGGGTTTAACTATGTTCACTGTTTACCGCGTCCGCTTGGACAACTCGCTCACCAACAAAGAGCACCTGAATGATTTTCTAGAGCTTGAGATGTGGCTCTACCGCGCCCACGAGGTGCACGGGTGGTCTACTGTGCGAATCGAGAGCGACACCTTTAAGCAGTACAAAATCGCCCATGACGTGGGCACCCGTTACAACGTAATTGAGGAGGGGTCGATATGACACTTGAAGAAAAAGGGAAGCGATTCACTGTGATGCTACTGCTCGCAGAGGCTCGGAAGTTAGCTGAGAAGGTTAATTTGGATCGGTTCGAGGGCAACGTGCCCTCGGATTACGACACCACTAGGCTTTGTGAGGTGATTGATATTCTAATGGAAAGGGGGTCGCTATGACTTACTACGAATCAGTAGAGGGCATTGAGATCACCGAGGAGCGGGCTATTCAACTGCTCGCAGAGCATGGTGTTGACGATTGGATCTATGAGTTTAGGGATGACGTTGACACCAACGAGCGCGGTCTCTATGACGCGCAGGCGGTGCTCAGGTGGCTCGGTTACTAGTCGAAACCCCTTAGGGGGTCTGCACTGGGGTGGCTCCCCATGCACTGATGAGACAAGCCAACAACAATCCTTGGAGGGATTCACTATGAGCAATTATCAAAAAATCACAGATCAGATTGTCAGACAGATGGAGACAGTGGGCGCAGGTTGGATGAATCCAATGCAGGGTGGTCGAGCAGGTATGCCACGCAACGCTGTGACCGGTCGCAGATACGCGGGTATCAACGTGATGTTACTCGGTCTCACTGGTCAATCTTGGGCAACCTACAAACAATGGCAATCCATTGGGGCACAGGTTCGCAAGGGTGAAGAGGGCACCGCTGTGATGTTCTTCAAGCCACTGCAAGTGAAGGACAAAGAGACGGGCGAGGACACCACTATACCCATGATGCGAACATTCACTGTATTCAACGCGGGGCAGGTTGATGGCTATGAAGTTGAAGGCATAGAGTTAACCGAGGCGGAGCGCATCGAGGGTGCTGACAAGTGGGTGTCTAACACTAACGCAGATATCCGACACAACAACATTGGTGGCGCGTTCTACAAGCCAATCGCTGACTGGATTCAAGTGCCTAACCTAGAGTCATTCACAGCCAGCAATCACTCGACACAGGTGGAGAACTACTACTCGACTTTGTTCCACGAGCTAACCCATTGGACGGGTCACAAGGCGCGTTGCAATCGTGATCTGGGCAATCGGTTTGGCTCGCCAGACTATGCGTTCGAGGAACTGGTGGCTGAGATGGGTGCGGCATTCCAATGCGCCCTGCTCGGCATCACTAACGAGCCGCGAGCAGATCATGCCCAGTATCTAAACGGGTGGATCAAGTGTCTCAAGAATGAGCCGAAAGCTATATTCAGGGCGGCATCACTGGCCGAGAAGGCGGTGCAATACCTTGAATCATTGCAGTCTAACGAACAGCAACAGGCCGCGTAAGCGGCCATTACTGGAGGGAAATACTATGAGTGAAGTTGCAAACAAAGAACTTGTTACATTACTTGGCGCACTGATTGATGAGGTGATCAGAGTTAGCGACAACGCGCACATTTACAACGATGAGACGGGTGAGCGCGTATCACTTGTGGATGCGGTTAGAATT